ATCCATCTTCAAATACGATGTGTCCTAAACGCGCTTGTCCTTGGAATTCATCTACAAATACACTTCTTTGATTAACAGTGTATTTAATTTCTCTTTCATATCCTTTTTCTTCGTCAAACCAAAAAACGTTCTTTGATTTGATTGTGTAAGTCAATGGTGATAAACCATTTCTTAAAGCGTATGATCTGTCTTTAATTTCCCAAGCTGGAGCTACTGTCTCAGCTGTTTTTGTTTTTGCTACTGCCATGATATTATAAAATTTAATAAGTGTAAAAAGTGATAAAAATCACCCCCGAAGATACATCGGGGGCAATCTTTACCTTTGTTTTAATTATACGAACAACATGAAGTTGTTAGCACCTTGAACTACCAAGCATCTTTCAGATAGGTAGTGTACTTCCATAGCATCAAGATCGCTAGTAGAAGCTCCACCTACAGAACCAGTAACCCAAGATTTCATCTTACGGTCATCTGCTTCAGAAGCGCGGTAACGCACGTGCAAGAATGGACGCTTAATGTTCTTGCCTAGGATTTTGTCGTATACGGTAGAAGTACCAGCTGGTACCAATACACCACGTACATCATCAACAAGACCACGAGTTACAGCATCGTTCAAGTATTTCCAGTCAGTTTTGTAGAAGTCGTAAGAACCTCTGCGGAAACCAGAGAAACCAAGATTCAAAGCCATATCAGCGCTGTTGTTAAATACTCCGTAAGAAGTACCACCTGCACCGTAAGAGTTTTGAGCTGCAAGCATATCGTCGATAGCTAAAGAAACTTCTCTGTTGTTGAACAACATGTTTTCTTCGATAGCACCTTGCTTGTCAAGTTTCTTAAGGATTTCGTCAAAAGAACCTAAGTCATCAGCTGCGCTTGATCCAACAACACCAGCGGTGATGTGTCCACGATCTTCGATAGCTGCGAAAAGACCTTCAGTACCAACTAAACCTTCACCAGCGGCTCCAGAGCTAGCTGCTGCAGCTTCTCCTTCAACCATTGCCATTTCTAAGTAATCTTCGAAACGAGTACGGGTATCGCCTTCAGCTTTCAAATACCATAAGTATCCAGTTTGACCAGCTTCACCAGTTACTTCAACCCAACCGATTCGAGCAGCATCAGATCCAGAGATCTCATACTTATCTTTGATGATGATAGGGTTGTTAGTGAAAGTAGCGAAAGATGGAGTAACAGCTCCAGTCATTCCGTTAGTTCCTTTTTTGAACTCAGAACCAAATACGAACAAGTTTACAGTCTCACCATCGGTGAAAGCAGAACCTGAAGTATTGAAAGCAGCTTTATCGTAGCGCTTAAGAGTCAAAGTAGTAGCTCCAGCGTTAACTGCAGATACATAAGCTTTTGCTACCAATCCAGAGGTAGCTCCTTTGATTACTACTGTTTGGCCAACACGTACAGCGTGAGTACCAGAAGCTGCAATAGTAACAACACCAGTTGCTACTACTATAGAACCAGCGTAAGAAAGGTGAAGACGACCTTGCTCAGACCAGATAATTTGGTCAGAAGACATAGGCATCTCTGCTCCGACCATACGTAGGAAAGAAGAAACGGAACGATCACCGTAACGCTCAACTTCAGCTTCGTATAGTTCAGGTAAATATTGTTGTGACCAATCGTTGTCACCTCCGGTAAAAGATAAGTAGTTACCAGATAGGGTTTGTTTTACAGGTGCTGGAATCGCGTTTAGATTCGCACCTGCGCTAGGAGTTACTGCTGCCATTTTTTAAATTTTTTAACTTTTTATTTTAATTCTTAGTTTTGAGCTGTTGTCTCCTGAAATCGCTCTTACTTTTACACCTCCGGTATCTAAGACACCATCGGAAGATTTTCTTGGATCCATATTGATGTTTTTAGCTTCAGCGTTAAGCTGTCTAATTGCATCTGCTCTTCCTTGTTCGTAAAAGTGACCAGCGATAGTATCCGCGTTCCTTGCAGCAAATAAAGCCTTGTGGTAACCAGGTCCGTCCTTTAACATGTTGTTTTCATCTAGAAAACTACCGAAAGCTTTCATAATATCGCTTTGGACTTCTTTGGTTTGTTGAACATCTTTAACTTTAAACCTGAATTTGTTTTCGCCTACACTGAAATCAAAACCTTTGAAATCTTGGTTGAAAACTTTGCTTGTTTGTTCGTTAAAACGTTCGGCTTGTTTCTTTTGCAATTCTTGCACTTGAGACTGCTCGTTGTTGTATCGATTAAAAAAGTCAATAGCTTTTTGTTGTTCAGGAGCTAAACGCGAGCCCAACTTGACCTCTGCGTAGTATTTGTCCTTTAACGTAGTCAAAAAGTCTTTTGCTTTTCTAACTTCTTCTTTAAATGCGAGTTTCTTTCTCTTGATGTCTCGCTCATCATCTATATCTTCATCAAAAGAAAACTGATCTTCTAATAAGAAGTTTATTTCTTCTGAATCTAAATGAGACTTTGTTTGTTTGTAGTACTCTTTTAGTAGCGTGTTTTCATCTACGTTAGAATAGTCAGCACTTAGTCTAACATAATCCTCAAGAGTTCCACCTGTTTCGTTCATGAAGTCAACTAACTTCTGAACGTTTTCAGGTAATACTATTTTTTCTTCCCGTACATCATCGGCTTCTTGGCTTTCGATGCTTGTGGTTTCATTTTCGGACTGCTGCAGGATTTTTTCATCTTCTTGTTGTATTAGTTCGATTACTTGTTCTTCTTCTTGGTTTTCGGAAGAGACTTGAGGTTCTTTGTTTCCTTCGCCCACTTCTTGCAATCCCACTTCGGGTTCTTCTGTGCGTAACACGCTTTCATCTGTGCTTTGCTCTTGAACGGCATCTTGTTCTTGTTTAGGTTGCCTTAAATCAACTTTGTACTCACTGTTTTTCTTGCCTGTATCTGCACCAACTGAATCGAGAACTTTTTCTTCTCTTTCAGCCATTGATGGTTGATCGTCAGGCATTAAGTTTACTTTGTAGTCTGACATAATAAAATATTATAAGATTAATAAAATTTGTTTTAACGTGGTTCAAACTGCTCTAGGCCAAATCCGCCTAAAGTGTCAAACCCAGCTGATTCAAAGTTTTTAGGACCAGAATTACCTTTTCTTTGTTCTATCAACTCTGACTGCTGTGAAGCTTGAAGCTTAGTTCTATCGTCTTTACGATCTTCCTTATACTTCTCTTTATCATTTATCACTTGCATATCCATTTGTTTAAGCTGCATGTTGAGGTTAAACTCATGCTGCATCAACTCTTTCTTGATCATAGCTTCTCTTTCAAGCTTAGTCAAATCAAACTCTAATTGAGCTCTATTGATTGATACTTTGCTTTCAGCTATACCTTGCTGCTTCTGCATATCTGCCATTGCCGATGCTTGAGCAGATTGAGCGTTAGACTCGGTTTGAGCTTGGATATTCTGCATTTGTACTTGCCTGTCTTGTTCTTGTTTCTTACGTCTGCGTAATTTAAGAAGTTGATTAGCAAGTTTAAGGTTTTTAACTTCTCTGATGTCTATGGCGTCTTCTAGATATATCTGGTCTCTTTGTAAAGCCATTTGTATATTATTCTCTAGAATTTGTTTTTCTTCGTCGTCTGGTGACAACTGTAAGAATATACCAAAGTCGTGTAAGTGAAGATCTTTGATCTCATTTAATACACCAACATTGTACTTACCTATAGCTTGTATAAATGAAGCTTTAGTGTTTGAAAACTCTAAAACATCACTTATTCTAAGTGAAATAGCTTCTGCTGTTTTAAGTGTCAAGTACAAGTTAGCTGATAGTATATGTCTAGTAGCAGTGTTTGAGTTTGCTGCTGCTATTTTTTGTAGACCTACAAGTGAGTTTTGGTCTGGCATACTACCGTCTCTAGCTTCATTAAGACCAGTTACATCTCTTATCATTTGTAGATAATAGTTGTAAGAGTTTATCAAACTAGAGATCTTAGCGTTACCAGCAGACGAGTTAAGTTCTTGTATCGGCATCTTACCGTGGTTGAACTCACCGTCTTGCGTCATGGATCTACCTATAACAGAACCAGTCTGGAAGTACATATTTAGTGCTTCTTGTGGGTTGTAGTTAGTTCCATTACCTAAATCTATTTCAGCAATTCCATCAGCATCTAAATAAACACCGTCTGGAACCATCCTAGACAACACCTGTTGCAATTTAAGGTGTGTTAACTGTATCATGTCAGCGAATGATGTCATTCTACTAACTAGTGATTCAATTTTACCTTTGTATATTCTAGGAGCTACAATATTATAAGACATCTGTACTTTAGTAGTATCAGATTTAGGTCTAACCATATTTTTAGCTAACTCCCACTTAAGTAGTTTTTCGTGTCCGATAATTTTAACACCTTCGTAAAGAACCTCGATACTTCTTTGAACTTTTTCAAATCTAGATCTATCATCTTTAGGAGGATTAAACTTGTCGTCTTTCTTAAGCGCTTTATCAGCACCTGTAGAAGTTTCTTTTATTTTGTATACTTGGTTATTAAACGTTTTATACTCGAAATAAAGTACGTAAACGTGATTTCTGTCAGAAGCATCAGATGATGCATACGACTTATTGTATAACAAAGCATTGCTACCAGTTCCTTCAATTTCTTTAATGTCTTCCTCTGTTAATTGAGGAAATTGCTTTTTAAGTTCTACTAGACTTACTCTTCTTATTTCACCTACATAATATAAGTCATCAAAATAAGGAGATTCAGTATAAGAGTAAACAATGTCAGATGGATCAACA